GGTGGTGACTTACTATTATTAGGTAAAGATGGTCTTACACCATTAGCATCAGAATTACAATCATCTAGGCTTGATCCTAGAGTAGCTATTACAGATAAAATCCAATGGGCTGTATCAGAAGCTATTACAAACTATGGATCACAATTTGGATGGCAGATAATGTTTTATCCAGAAGAAAATCAATTATGGTTAAATGTACCTAATACTGTAGAAATTACACAGTTTGCTATGAATACTGTGACAAAAAATTGGTGTAATTACACAGGATGGAACGCTACTTGTTGGGAATTATATAACGATCAACCTTATTTTGGTGGCAATGGTTATGTAGGTCGTGCTTGGTATACAAATTCAGACAATGGATCTAATATTAACGCTGTTGCATTACAAGCATTTTCAGCATTTGAAAGTCCAGGACAATTAAAACGATTTACAATGTCTAAACCTATATTTAGAGCATCTGGCAGCCCTGCTATTTATGCAAATATAAATGTAGACTTTAATTTAGATGTACCTGCTACAACCCTTAATTTTACGCCCACCGTATCAGGAACATGGGATAATGCTAAATGGGATATAGGTGTTTGGGGTGGCGGTTTAAATGTATTACAACAATGGCAAGGTTTAAATGGTGTTGGTTATTATGGCGCACCTGTTGTTAAAACATCTTCACAAGGTATTGACGTTAGATGGGTTTCTACAGATTTAGTTATTGAAAAGGGTGCTGTACTATAATAGTTCAAGGTCAAGAAGTTGGCGAATGGGTATGTGAAAAGGCAGGTGGCCAATGGAATCCATTATGTCAAGCTATTGGTCAAGTTAATGATAATAAGTTTGTTATAGGCGTACTTTATAACGGTTATACAGGCAGTTCAATATCAATTCATTCAAGATGTGATATACCAGCAAAAGTTTCAAGAGAATTTTATTGGGCNATATTTAATTACCCATTCAATGTATTAAAAGTCAAACGCTTAACAGGATTAGTCTCTACAGCTAATTTAAAAGCACAAAAATTAGATGAACATTTAGGTTTTGAACGTGAAACCGTAATAAAAGATTACTTTCCTGATGGTGATGGGATTGTTTATATTATGCGACCTGAAAACTGTCGCTTTTTAAAACTCGGAGATAGATATGCAAAGTAAGTTAGCTAGATTATTAGATCCACTTTATAGATGGATTACAAATTACATGGATGATTGTGGTTTTATACTATATGGTATTGGTAAAGACTCTGCTCCCACACCACCAGATTATACTGCTTTAGCTAAACAAACGCAGCAAAGCAATGTAGACATGGCTAATTTAGGATTGGCTGCTAATCGTGTAAATCAAGTTACTCCTTATGGTAATCTTAATTATACTCAATCTGGTACAGATCAATATGGTAATCCTACATATACTGCTACTCAAACATTATCTCCAGAACAACAAAACATTTATAATAAATCTTCAGGACTTACAAGCAGTTTATTGGATGCTTCATCTTATGGTGTTCCAAATGTAGTAAATTCACTTATGAAAGGTGGCGTAGATCAATCTAAATTACCTTCTACAGGATTTAATCCAGGTCAATCATATCAAGATGCCATAATGACAAGGCTTTCACCACAAATTGATCGTGAAAATCAATCTTTTGAACAAGATATGGCTAATAAAGGTATTGGTGTAGGAACTTCTGCTTACAACAATGCTAAAACATTGTTAGGTCAAAATCAAAACGATAGACTTAATTCAGCTACAGTTACAGGTCTTAATGCAGGTCTTACAGCTAATCAACAAGGCTTTAATCAAGCTCAAACCAATCTTACTACACCAATTAATATGGTTAATTCTTTACGCACAGGATCAAATGTAACTAATCCTACCTATGCTAATTCAGCAAATATGGCTAATGTACCAGGCGTTGATTATTCTGGTGCAGGTCAAAACCAATACAATGCTAATTTAGCTCAAACAAATGCTAACAATGCTGTTACTGGCAATTTCTTTGGTGGGCTTATGAATTTAGGTGGTGCTGCTTTAATGTCTCCAACAGGCACATTTAGTGGTAGTGGTTCTACTTCTTATGCTTCTTTACCACAGTATTCTTCACCTACATCATATTACTCAGGATAAGGAAATAACATGGCAGATTATCAAGATGTAAGCGGATTACCGGCTGATGATACAATGGCTCAATTAGAGCTACAACGCAAACTAAAAATGGCGCAAGCATTACAACAAGAACAAACACCACAAGGACAAATGGTAGGTGGTCGTTATATTGCTCCATCATTTACACAATATGGATCTAATTTACTTAATAAGTATATTGGTGGAAAAACAGAAGAAAATGCGCTTAAACAATATGGTGAATATACTAAAAATAAACAAGAAAAACTTGCTAAAGCAGTAGAAACATTTGGCAAAGAAATTAGTCCAGAAGCTGTTAAATCTATGCAAGATAATTTTGTAACTCAACCATTGCAAATGGGTGCTAATGTATCTACATCACCATTTGGAACATTAGATCAAGTGGCTCAAATTGCCCCTAAATTTGGTATGAATACACCTGCACCACAAAATATGCAAGGTGAAACATCAGTAAATCAGCCTATAGAATCTACAACATATAGACCAAGAACACAGGCTGAAAAAATGCAAGCAGTTACTAATTTTGGTAGAACAACTAATAATCCAGAATTAATGAATAAAGTAGTATTAGGACAAGCTGAAAATATATACAAAACACCAGAATCTATTTTAGGCAAAGTAGATGTAGATAAATTTGATCCACAATCTATTAATAACTTTATTGCATCAGGTAGTAAAGATTATTCTTTATTAAAAACTATTGCAAAACCTGAACAAGCTGGTTCTTTAGAAAAAGATTATACATTTGCTAAAGCTAATGGATACAAAGGTTCTATAGAAGATTTTAAACGTGTTAATACTAATTATATTAATCCTTATCAGCAAGCGCAATTAGACAATAAAAAACTTGGTTTATTTTCTCCAGAAACTATAGACATGCTAACAGATCAAGCATTAGCTGGAGATAAATCAGTATTTACTGGTTTGGGTAGAGGAACTCAAGGTGCAGAAAATATTGCTGCAGTTAGAGAAAACATGAATAAAAAAATGAAAGATCGTGGATGGAATGGTGCTGATATTGCTGCTACAAATGCAGAATTTATGGGCTTAATGGCTGGTGAAAGAACAGCTGGTGTTAAAGGTGCAAATATTGAAATTGCTGGAAATGAATTTCTTAATATTATTCCTGCGGCTAAAGAAGCATCTGCAAAAGTTTCTCGTAGTGGTTTCTTGCCATTTGGTAAAGCTCAAATTATGTTTGATGAACAAACAAACAATCCTGATTTAAGTGCATTTGCTGCATTTAATAATGGTCTTGTAAATACTTACGCAAGAGCTATTAGCCCAACTGGTATTCCAACTGTTGAAGATAAAAGAAAAGCAAGTAAACTTCTTTCAGAAGCTAAAGATAAAGAAGCATATGATGCAACTGTTGAAGCATTTGGTAAAGAAATTGAAGCAGCTAAAAAATCACCACGTCAAGTTCGTGAAAGTTTACGACAAGAAATTAGCGGAAGTGGTGGAACAGGTGGCGGAAAAACAATGCACTGGAATGATTTAAAATAAGGATAAATATGGATATTGAATTACCAGACGGAACAAGACTTCAAGGCATACCTGAAGGCACTACTAAAGCTCAATTAGCAGATAAACTACATGCTAATGGTTATGATGTAACTAAATTAGGCATGAGAATTGATCCTGAAACTAATATGCCACATGATCCTTCTATTCCTACTGCTATGACATTAGAAAAAGGTAGAACTGCTGCACCATATCAACCTACTAAAATGGAAAGACTTGGTAATGCTTGGGAAGCAAGCAAATTAGAAGGATTAGCTCCTGAAGTAAATCCTATAGGTATAGGTGCTGTTGCTAGCATGCCTATTGGTAAAACAACAGGTGCTTTAGCATCTACTGCTTTTAATGCAGCTAAAAATACTACTGTTGGTCAAAAATTAGGTAATGCCTTACAGATGATTAAAGAAACAGGTCAAGGATTGGCTCAAATACCTGGTGAACTTATACCATCTAATATTGTTAATGGATTTAATTTAGGTAAACTTAATAATCCTTATTTTAATAGAGAATTTGCAAAAGGTAAATTAGAAGGATTAACTGCTGATGCTGCAGAAGCTGCTAAAAAAAGCGGTATTTATAATTATGCTAAAGCTATATTTGGTGAAGGTATAAATAAAAATGAAGCTGAAAAAGCTGCCAATTATGCAGATGTATGGAAACAAAAAAAATTAGCTGATGAATTAATGAACAAAGCTCAATCAGTAGGTGGTCGTGGAAATTATACACTTCCTGAAAATGCTTCTATTATGTTGCCTGAAGGTGTACAAGTACAACCAGGCGGTGTTACAGGAAATATAGCTAGACAAATTGGTAATGAAGCTACATGGTTTCCTAATGCAGCAACTATTGGAGATATTTTAAAAACTAAATCTCATATTTTAGGAATAGCATCATCACCCAGAGTCAATACTAATATAGGTTTTGGTGTAGGTAAAATTGCTAATAGTTTAAAGCATTTACCACAAGCTACTTTAGATGACTTAATTAACTTTGGCATATTAGAATCACATAAAGATCAAATTCAACAAAATAAATAGAAATAACAAGGAGTAACACATGGCAAGAAATGGCGCAGGAACATATACCCTACCGGCAGGGAATCCAGTCACCACAGGAACAACTATATCATCATCATGGGCTAACAATACCCTAAATGATTTAGGCAATGCTATGACAGCATCTATTGCTTATGATGGTCAAACAGCTCCTGTAGCTAACTTACCTATGGCTACTTATGCTCATACTGGTGTAGGTAATGCTACTGTGCGTACTATGTATGCTGCAGCAGGGCAAGTGCAAGATGGCACATTTCAATATTTAACATCTGTAGCTGGCACTAATACTGTAACTGCTATTGCTTCTTTATCTATGTCGGCTTTAGCTGCAGGTCAAACATTTAGATTTATAGCTGCTGCAACTAATACAGGTGGAGTTACACTTAATATTAACTCTATTGGTGCTAAAGCTATTACTAAAAATGGTACAACAGCTTTAACAGCTAATGATATTTTAATTAATGCTGTCGTAGAAGTTATTTATGATGGTACGCAATTTCAATTATTAAACCCTGCAGTTTCTATTCCAGCAGGTGTTATTACAATGTGGTCTGGTACTATTGCTACCATTCCTTCTGGATGGTTATTATGTAATGGTTCTAGTGGTACTCCAGATTTACGCAATAAATTTGTTATTGGTGCTTATTCAGATACTTCTGGTGTTGCTTATACAACAATCACAGGTGCTAATACGCAAACTGGTGGTACTAAAGATGCTATTGTAGTATCTCATACACATACAGTAACAGATCCTGGTCACTTACATACTTATGATAAAGTTGATTCAGCAGCTAGAGTAACAAGCGGTTCAGGAACATTACATTATTATTCAACTGTATCAACAAACACAAGCACAGCAACAACAGGTATTACAATAGCTTCTGCTGGTTCTAGTGGTACAGATCAAAACTTAGTTCCTTACTTTGCTCTTGCATTTATTATGAAGGCCTAACAATGGACAATATTAATCCAGTATCCTATGGCAAACTCATAGGCAAAGTAGAGTCTTTAGAACATAAAGTAGAAAGCCTTGAAAAAGACATAAAAGAGTTATTAGAATTAGCCAATAAAGGACGTGGCGGAATGTGGGCTGGCATGATGCTTGTAAGTGCTATGGGCGGATTTATAGGTTATATAACTAACAACTTTTTAGGAAAGTAAAATGAAGCTATTAGCCTATATTACGGTATTAGCTGTTTTATGGGTTTTGTTACTAGAATACCCTTATGCTCAAGAACAGATTAAAGAAATGAGCATGAAAACAGAATCAGGCGAAATTGTACTTACTAGCCAAGAGTGCATATTTAAAAAGATGGGATTACAAGGTTATGAATACGCAGCTTATGCTACCGAACCAGGCCATGCTAACCATGAAGGATGCTGGAAGTCTGATAGTTACGAAGGCAAGCATGCAGTCTATATATACTTTCCAGAAATAAACCAAACAGCAGTATTTGATGCTAAATTATTTCAACCGAAAGCAAGTGTTTAATGTGGATAACCGAAGATTCTATCGCAGCTTTATATACCGCATTTATACAAATAGAACCCTTCGTATCTATGCCATTTCCACCTGCCAAGCGTGTAGAATTTGTGGTATGTAATAA